TCGACCGTGTCCAGGATCGCCTCCGAGGATCTCGGCATCAAGCTGGGCGATCTGCATCAGTTCCTGGCCGCGCTGAATCTGAAAGTCGTCGACAGGGACAAGGTGTGCGTCGACAAGAGCGTGTACGAGGCGTATCGGACGCTGGCGACTGCGGCACTTATTGAGCCTTCGCGTTTGAGCTGGGAGGAAGAATGAACGAGCTCGCGGTGCCGATAGCGTCCGAGGTCGCGGTCTTCGATCCGCAGAAGACGAAGCGCACGGACGCGCAAGCCGATGCAATCATTGATTACGCCAAACGCATCAAGGACTGGCCGCTACTCGAGCGGGCGGTGGACGAGAAGATCGAGCAGCAGCGGGAGTTCGTTGGCTGGTGGCGGGACCTTGTTACGCCTAACAAGGCGAGAAAATCTGTGAGCGCAGAACGTGGCGCACAGACTGAAATGACTGAGGCCGAATCTCTCACCGGCATCACCCATCAGCAGGTAAGCCGCTGGGCGAAGCGCGTCGAGCACGAAGCAGAGTACCGCGCCGCACTATTCGGCGCCGCCTATAAGAAAGCGATGGGGGATCGAACCATTCGCCATTCCGCGTTCGAGGACCAAATCGAATGGTATACCCCGGCGCAATATATCGAAGCTGCCCGCGAGGTGCTGGCGCGAATCGACCTTGATCCAGCCTCGTCCGATGCGGCGCAGAAAACGGTCAAAGCTGAACATTTTTTTACGGCGAACGACGACGGACTCAAACAGGCATGGGTCGGCCGCATCTGGGTGAATCCTCCCTATTCGCAGCCCCTAATCGAGCAATTCGTCGACAAGCTCATTGCCGAGCTCACTGGGCAAAATGTCCGCCAGGCAATTCTGCTAACGCATAACTCGACGGACACCGGCTGGTTTCACCGAGCTGCCGCAATGAGCCCAGCCATCTGTTTCACGCGTGGCCGCGTCAATTTCATCCGCGGCGATGGGTTTACGGCGTCGCCACCACAGGGCCAGGCGTTTTTCTACTTCGGCGACACCCCGGCGCGGTTCTGCGAAGTCTTCGCGAAATTCGGGTTCATCCGATGAACGCGTTCGATGCTGGCTTGTGCGTAGAGGCCCGAAGCTGGGATGTGCTCGAGCCGTATTTGAAACTGCGCGCCTTTGATGGGCGATTCGTTCGAACGGCTAAAGGCCCCCTTTCCCTAGAATTACAAAAAAGCGTCGGTGATGTGCTGGTTAATTCGACGAGAGAGCACGTAACGTGCATCGAGGTTAAGGCCGAAGAACAGCACACAGGGAACCTTTTCTTGGAGCGCTGGAGCAATCGGTCCAGGTTTACCGCCGGCTGGTTTGAGACGCTAAACACAGACCTTCTCTGGTGTCATTTTCTTGACGCAGATGTTGTCTACGAACTTCCATTCGCGCGGCTGCGGCAATGGATGTACTGGCACGAACGACGCGGCCATCCATTGGCCAATCGGTTCGAACACGCAAAGCAGCAGAAGTACAGCCAACTTAATGACACCTGGGGCTATATCGTCCCGCTGCGCGACCTAAGAGCGGACGATTTGCTTCGCAACATCTTCAAGCCTGAGCAGGAAGTCGCTCAGGGCGCGCTGTTCGCGTCAACATGAAATGCCGAACCGAATCCTGCGCGCTTCCGTTTGGAACTCCGACAGGTTTTTGCAGCTGCCGGACAACACGCACCGGATCTGCTACCTGCGCTGCCTATCGGACGCGGACGACGTCGGCAACCTCGAGGCCTCGGACGGCGCGCTTGTTAGGCTCTGGCGGGATCTTGGCGCAGATTCCAGACAAAAGGCTTTAACTATATTGGAGCACTTAGTGGACGCTCACTTACTGCGAACGTATGAGGTGGTGCGAAAGCGCTACGCGCATATACCGCGTTTTGGGCAGCGTTTGCGCAACATCATGAAAAAGCACCCGCCGAGTCCTTGGGATGGAATCAGCGACTTAGATCCAGAAACGACGGCGGACGGCGGACGGACGGCAGCGACTCGCGGACGGACGCCGTTAGAAGTGAATCGAATCGAATCGAATCGAAGTGAAACGAAGGGAAGGGAAGGCGAAGGGAAGGGAAACCCAGAGGCACCCGGCAAGCAAACCCGCAACGCGGTAGACCTGGCGCGCGAGCTGGCAGAAAAGCAGAACCGTTTGAAATAGAAACATGGCAACAAGCAAAACCAGTGCAGTGATCGGCACAGTGGAGCGAACCATCGACAGCGATGCAATTCGTGCTGAAGCACTACGGCGAACACAGCGCGAAATGCAGCGGACGGCAACCCCGTACGAGCGCAAAGACGACGGTTTGAACTGGGCCAGGAGCATTGTCGCCAGAGACCGGGCCGGGGACAGTCCCGGGATGTACGCGGTGGATCTGGCAATGCAGGCACTGCAGGAGTACGAACGCAAACGTCAACCAGGAGACGACGATGGAGATGCAGCAGACTGAACTGCGGCGGCCGCGGGGCCGCAAGGATCACGACGGACAGGGAGCCGTGGTCAAGCTCGAGCCGGTGCGCGAACGCATCGTGTACCTGGTCGGCTTGTATCGAGACTCGGAAGCCGCAAGCACGGTGCTGGCCGAGGGCATCAAGGACATCGCCGAGAAAGCCGGCCTGCAAGCTAGTGTCGTGCGCAAGTTCATCGCAGCAAAGGCCGGCGAAAAGTTCGCGGAGAAGAAACGCGATTGCGAGCAATTGTCGCTGCTGTTCAAAGAGGTCGGCGAGTAAACAACGCAGGGAGGCGCAATGGCAGCGCAAAAACGAATCTACTCGGTGGCGAGCGATGTCGGGATATTTGAGCTTGTGAAAGCAGCAACCAGAGCGCAGGCATTGGCGCACGTCACGCGAAAACGCTTCGTGGTCCAAGTGGCAACACAGGATGCACTCGTGGCTGCACTGCAAGATGGCATCAAGGTCGAGGAGGTGCCATGACAGCGTCGTTTTACCGATGGCAGTATCGCAGCTCGGTGACCGGGCTGTGGGTGACGCGGCGCTATGCCAAGCTGCACCCTAAGACGACGCAACGGCAGCGCATCAAGGTACGCCGGCTAGTCGTCGAGCCGGATCAGGACTACGTGCGGCGGCCGTGCTGATCATCGAAGCCTGGGGCGCGTTTCAGATCGTGACGGCGATCGCGCTGCTGCTGTGGCTGGAGCTGTGCCGATGATGGATATCCATGCACGCATCATGTGGGCGACCTTTTTGCTCAGCGCCAACATCTGGTTCGCGGCCGGGAGCTTCGTGGCTGGGTTTTTGTGGTTATTGCCTGCCGCGGCGGTGATTATCTTTTCGAAACGGAGGGCAGTATGATCGAGTTCACCGTCCTCGGTCGCGCACAGCCAGCCGGAAGCAAGAAAGCTTTCGCGCTGAAGCGTGGCGGGCAGTACACGGGGCGCGTTGCGGTAGCTGATGCAAATCCGAATGCGCGGGCATGGAAGCAAGAGGTCGCTGGAGAGGCGCGGCGCGTTATGTTCGGGAATGCGTTACTGGATTGCGCTGTAAGACTGCAGGTAACGTTCTGGGTCAAGCGCCCACAGGGGCATTTCGGAGCGAAGGGCCTACGCCACTCTGCCCCAAGTTTTCCCACTACACGTCCAGACCTTACGAAGCTTGTGCGCGGGCTAGAGGATGCATTGACCGGCGTAGTGTGGCGAGACGATTCGATCTGCGTCGAGCACTGGCTGCAGAAGCGTTACGGAGAACCTGAGCGCCTTGAAGTGCGAATCATGCAGCTCGATCCGATACTGGCCGATCCGGCCTTCGATAAGCCAATGCAGGGCGAACTTGTCCCGACGTCGCACGGCAGCGCAGCCGTCATCATACCGAGGCCGTTCTGATGCCTAGGCTTCACATGGAATACACCCCGCCATCTGTGATATTGACTGCGCAGCAGTTGTACCTGCCTGACGTGGAATTGAAGGAACTGGCGCGCAAGCACTGCGCCCCTTGGATGGACTCCCGTGCCGAGCGGGACATCGTCGCAGCAATGCGCGAGGCCCTGGATACGGTTATTAAGCGCGCGCTAAGTGCGAGGCTTTAATGAAAACCCGCATTCGTCGCAACATTTTCATGCGCGGCACTCGACTGGACGCGTTCTGGGTATTGACGCTGATTGCGTTCGGACTGTTCGGTTTCGGCGTGATCATGCTCGGCCTGTGGTTAGCCTTCCATGCGTGACGAATGGCGAGAGAAGATCATGCGCCTGCTGGACCATGAGTTCATACGTCGCATGCGTAACTGGGCCAGGGCAGGGACAGAGGCAAGCGCCTCGATCAGTTCTGTCTATGACGATGTGCTGTGTGGATCCGATGGCTATAGCTCAAGAATACCAACTCTGTTCGGTGAAGCAGAAGACACGGATCGAGCCCTTGCCAAACTGCCTGTTCGATATTCTGCTGCAGTGCGAGTGTTCTGGCAGTGGGAGGGTATATCACTGCGCGAGATGGGTAGGAAACTGAGGGCTGATCGGCATTACGTCACCGAGCGTGTACGGGTAGGGCACCAGCTACTCGACGTAGAGCTCAAGCTACAGGCCATGCACTATGCACAGTTACGCGAGGAGCGCAGAGTATTCGAGGGCGGAATGAATGGTGCTTGACATATTCCATACAAACCCATTATTGTCCACAACTAGCTAGGGGTCACCCCTTACTGCATGGGCCCGCAACCAGAGATGGTGCGGGCTTTTTGTTTTGTATATCAATGAGGTATCAACATGTGATACGAATTGCGATATGCGTGTGCATTATCGCTGTAATGGCCTCATGCGTATGGCTTGGAATGAGTTTATGCTGAAAAAGAATCGAGAGGGTCCTTCCTGGCTGAAAAACAATGCGCAAGGAACCAGCGCGTTTTGCGTTTAGTTTCAACAACTTCATACGCTTTGTTTCTACGGTAAGATAATCAGTGCCGAAATCTGGCCTCATCGTGAACCAGGCCGAGCTCGCCGAGACGTTCGGCGTCAGCGAGATGGCGATCCAGGACTGGCAGAAAGAAGGGCTTCCGCTTTTGGCTCGCGGAATGAGGGGCCAGTCCAGCCAATACGACACGCGGGCCTGCATCGAGTGGTATGCGGAACGTCGGGCCAAGTCGAGATTCGGAGACTCGTCTAGGGAAAAGCTCTCCAAGGTGAACGCGGAACGTGCCGAGCTGAAGCTGGCCGAGGAGAAGGGAGACCTGGTAAATCCTGCAAAGCTTCGTCCGCAGATGGCGCAGTCCGCGGTGGCTGTGCGCGAAGGTGTTTTACAGCTTCCAGATCGTCTGCGCGTGGTCTCCGGTCTGGATGAGGAACAAGTCGACCGCGCGCGCGCCGAATGTGAGCGAATCCTACGAAACCTGAGCAGGTATGAAAAGCCCGGAGGAGAGGTTAGTTTGCTGGTGGATGGCGCTGCTGAATCCACCGGAGAGGATGACAGCGGCGACATGGGCGGAGACGAGGAGGAGCCTAAGCCCAAAGGGTAGCGCGGTGCCTGGCCATTTCGAGATGGCCCTGACGCCTTACCTGCGCGAGCCGCTCGAGATCATCTCCAGGCTGACGCCGTTCGCCCGCAGCGTTCGCGAGGTCGTCGCCCAGAAGTCGGCGCAGGTCGGCTGGTCGGACGGGATCGTATGCAATACGCTGGGATGGATGATCGACACGCGGCCCATGCCGGCAATCGTGTTGTTTCCGCGGGAGCGTACCTGTCGCGATTTCAACAACGAAAAATTCGAGCCGATGGTGGAGGTAACCGAGTGCCTCCAGGACAAGATTCCGATCAAGTCTCGCTCGAAGTTCACCACGCAGGATCGAAAGACATTCCCCGGCGGCTTTCTGAAGTTCGTCGGCGCGAATGCTCCTGGGAACGTGAAGTCGACGCCGGCCAGGCTGCTGATCGTCGAGGAGCCGGACGACTGCAACAAGAATCTGAAAGGTCAGGGCGATGCGATATCGCTGCTGCGTGAGCGTGGCAAACGCTACCCGGATGCGCTGATGCTGATCGGCGGGACACCGACGCTTGAGGGCATCTCCGCTGTCGTCGCAGAAATGGAGCTGTCGGACAAGCGCAAATGGTTCGTACCTTGCCATGCGTGCGGCGAGGCCAATCCGCTGGAATGGGAACAGGTGCGCTGGGACGAGGATCCGGCGCTGACGCATCCGGTCTGGGGCCATGCGAACCTTGAAAGCGTGCGCTACTTCTGCCCAAGCTGTGGCGTTGCCTGGACCGATGCGGACAAGAATCGCAACGTCGCCAGAGCCGAGTCGAACGGTGGCGGATGGCGCGCGACGGAGCGTTTTACTGGCATCGCCGGGTATTACTTCAATGAGCTGATGTCGCTCTTCGGTGAGTCGCGCCTGCGTGACTTGCTGCAGAAGTACCTGGCCGCGAAGTCGGAGCTGGACAAGGGCGTGGTCGGCCCAATGGTCACGTTCTGGAATTCCACGCTGGGGCGTCCCTGGCGCTGGCAGAGCGGCGCGCCGGCGAAGGATGTCCTGGAGCAGCGCAGCGACGACTACGAGCTGCTGACGGTTCCCTGGGGCGGCCTGGTGCTAACGCTGGGCATTGACGTGCAGCACGATCGCCTCGCGGTAGTCGTGCGGGCCTGGGGTCGCGGCGAGGAATCCTGGCTGGTGTTCTGGGGCGAGATCTATGGCAACCCGATCGACAAAGCGGACGCGTGCTGGGGCGAGCTCGACCAGCTCATATTCCGCGCGTTCAAGCACGAAGGCGGGGCCGAGTTACACGCTTGGGCCGCGAGTATCGATTCCGGCGACGGTGTTACGGCGGATGCGGTCTACCACTACGTTCGCACGCGTCGGGCGTGGGTCAAATCGGGGGAGGTAGCGCCGGTCGCAGTGATGGCTGTCAAGGGATCGTCTACTGCCAGCAAGGAAATCTATTCGAAGCCGCGTGAGTCGATCGATCTGACGCGAAAGCAGAAGGCGACGCGGCACGGTTTACGCCCGCATATCGTGGGTGTTTCAAGAGCCAAGGACCTGCTGATCGGCAGCTCGGAAGGTGGCGGGCGCATCAACCTTACCGGAAACGGCCCGGGGCGCTTTCACTGTACGAAGCAGGTCCGCGGCGATTACTGGGATCAGATTCTGGCCGAGGTGAAGGCGCCGGATCAGCGCAGTCACAAGCACGTTCTGGTGTGGCAGAAGAAACCCGGCGCGCGTAACGAGGCTTTGGATTGCGAGGTCTATGCACTACATGGGGCAAAGCAAACCGGACTCGAGCGCTGGTCGGAGGCGCAGTGGGTCAAGATCGAAGCCAAGCTCCTCCGAGGCGAAGCAGATCGCTCTCCTGCTGCAAAACCGCAAGAAAAAGCTGCTGCAGTGGAAAGACCTGAAATTCGAGCTGATCAAGACGAGATTCAACCGGATTCGGCGGCAAATCCGAAGCTTCCTCCGCCGAATACTGCGAAACGAGTGACATTCTGGCCGCCTCGAGGCGGTGGGTTTACAACGAATTGGGGTCGCTGAGTGCCTGATATCCCGTTGACAGAACCGCTGCAGCTGCGCGCTGGCCTGACCTGGACCTGGAAGCGCTCGCTTACGGACTTTCCGTCGCCGACGTGGGTGCTGGCGTATCAGTTCAAGAACGCGACCGATCATTTTGAGCTGACCGCGGCCCAGTCTGGGACCAGCAGCGATCATTTGGTCAACTCGGCCTTCGCTGCGACGGCGGCGATCGTGCCAGGAAGCTACGGCTGGACCGCTTCGGCCACGTCTGGCGTCGACCGTTTCGAAGTCGGAAGCGGACGGATAACGATTCTGCCGAACACGGTCAACACCGGCTTGCTGGAGGAGCGCTCGACTGCGCGCCAGATCCTGTACCAGCTAGAGGCGCGCTATCTGGATTTTAGAACGAATCAAAGCAGCAGCGGCGCGGTGCTCAGCTATCAGATCGGCGATCGACAGATGACATTCGGGGATCCGCAGCAGTTCGTCGAATCTCTGATCAAGGACATCAGCTACTGGCGCAACAAGGTCTGGCTCGAGGATGCGTCGCAGAGCATCGCGCAAGGCCTCGGTAATCCGCGTAAGACGTTCGTCCGCTTCGGCGCATAAATCCAATGCTAGAAGGCCTACGCCACAAGGTGGCGCGATGGATTGCGCCCGTAAAAGTCAATCGCCAGCAGAAGTTCCTGGCGAACATGGCCAGGATATATCACTCGGCCGAGGGTGGCCGGCTGACAGGCGGATGGAAATCCTCCAATAACAGCAGCGATACCGAGCTGCGCTCGAGCCTGCAAAAGCTGCGCGCACGCTCCCGGGCCCTGGTGCGCGACGTCGGCTATGCGAAGCGCGCGAAGGTAATCGTCGTCAATAACGTCATTGGCGCCGGGATGGGCATGCAGGCCCAAGTGTCGAACATGCGCGACCGGCTGCTGGAAGACGTCAATAACAATATCGAGGAAGCGTGGCGGGAGTGGTCTTACTGCAACAGTTGCCATACCGGCGGCGTGCTCGAGTTCGCCGATATCGAGCGCCTGGCAATGGGCCAGATCTTCGAGGCCGGCGAGATTTTCATCCGCAAGCATTACTCGCGCTTCGGCGAAAGCAAGATTCCGCTGGCGCTGGAAGTGATCGAGGCGGAACGCATTGCAGAGGAATTCCTCGCGCCGGTCACGACGCCAAACGAGCTGCGCATGGGCGTCGAAGTCAACAATTTCAATCGTCCGATCGCCTACTGGGTGAAGGATCGTCATCCGGGCGACTTGCGTACAAGCTCGTTTGCAATCGATCGGCTGCAGCGCATCCCTGCCGATCAGATGATTCACCTCTACATCTGCGACCGCTGGCCGCAGACCCGCGGCGAACCGTGGATGCATGCGGTCGCGCGGCGGCTAAACGATATGGACGGCTACAGCGAGGCCGAGATCATCGCGGCGCGCGGCGGCGCGAATTACATGGCGTTCCTGCACACGCCGGACGCCGACGACATTCCGGCCGACGCGAGGGAAGGCAACCAGAAGATCACCGAGCTGGCGCCTGGCATCGTCGAGCAGCTCCCTCCGGGCTGGGAGATGGAATTCAACAACCCGAACCGGCCGAATCCGAACCTCGACCCGTTTATGCGCTACATGCTGCGCGAAGTCGCGGCGGGCACGGGGCCAAGCTATGAAAGCCTGTCGCGTGACTACTCGCAAAGCAATTACTCCAGCAGCCGCCTCGCATTGCTGGACGATCGTGATCTCTGGCGAGTCTTCCAGCAGTGGTGGATTCGAAAGTTTCGTTTTCCCTTGCATCGAGAGTTTGTGCAGCTTGGCGTGCTCTCCCGTGTCATCAGTTCTATTGATCTCGCCGAGTTCGTCACCAATACGCGCAAGTTCGAATCGGTCGCGTTCAAGCCGCGCGGCTGGACCTGGGTCGATCCGCAAAAGGAAGTCGACGCGCTAGCGAAGGCGGTGCGCTCGGGCTTCACCACGTTGACGGACGTGATCTCGCTGACCGGCAACGGGGACGACATCGAGGACATGCTAAAGAAGCGCCTGCGCGAGCTCGAGCTGGCGAAGGAGAAAGATCTCGTCTTCGACACGGATCCTGGCGTCGACGCATCGGGCAAGCCGCCGGCACCAGAACCGGCTGCGCCTGCACCACAGCCGGAAGACAACGCAAACCCAGACGGGGAGACGGCTGCACCTGGCCGCGTCGTTTCGATGAGGGTCAGTAAATGAAACTGGCACCACTGCACCGCACGATCCAATTGCGCGCGGACCAGGTCAACGCCGCCACGCGCAGCGTCGAATTCTCATTTTCGTCAGAGACGCCGGTCGATCGGTTCTTCGGCAGCGAGATCCTCGATCACGGCGCCGAGTCGGTGCGCCTTGGCCGCATCAATTCCGGCGCGCCGCTGCTGTTCAATCACAAGATGGACGATGTGATTGGCGTCATTGAGCGAGCGGAGATCCGCGGGGACAAACGCGGGTATGCTACGGCGCGCTTTGCGAAGACAGTGCGCGCCGATGAAGTGCTGGGGATGGTAAACGACGGCGTGCTGCGCAACGTGAGTTTTATGTATCGCATTCACGAGATCGTAGAGAAGCCAAAGAGTGACGAATACCGAGCGGTTGACTGGGAGCCGATGGAGATTAGCCTGGTGAGCGTACCAGCTGACTACTCGGTCGGCATCGGCCGCGCAAACGGCAACGATGAGCAAGAAGTGCGCATTCGCAGTGCAGAAGTTCCCCCGGCGAAACCGGCTAACAAGACAGGAGATACGGCAATGAGTGAAGTTACCGCCGCGGCGGACAAGACTGCCGCAACCGCAGGCACTGACGTCGTCGTGACGGTGGACAACGAAAGAGGCGCCAAGCTCGAGAAAGCGCGTGCATCGGCGCTCGCGCAGCTGGGCGAAAAATATAACGTCGACTCGGCCACCGTTCGCGGATGGATCGACAACGATACATCGATCAATGCGGCCGGAG